CCTTCAGGAATGGTCAGGCTATGGATACTTTCCAACGTTTCATCGTGGATAGCCAGCTCATCGCTTGCCAGTTTGTAAGTCGGGCAGAATAATAGTATTTTCATCTCACGTACTCATGCCCTTCCAGCCCGAAATTGACAAACGGGTTCAGACTGTAAACGTTGCAACTGTACACCTCTTTTAGCTTATCTCTCAATGCCACTGTCTGCGGCTCAATAACCTTCAAAAACTCGCGGTAGAATTGCGCGCCATGAAGAGCTTCCGCATATCCTGCAATGTTCGTGTTTCCGTCCAACGTTCCGCAGTCATGCCCAACCAGGATGATGTTTGCCGCGCCCATGTAGGCGGCGACGTGAATTGCGCTGGTAATAGTCGAATAAGAAACAACGATTTTATCCGTTCCTACCACGCTCAAATCAATATCTTGTAACCCGTTATCAAGATGCTCAAAGTAATAATCCGCTCCGGTATTTTTCTCATATTTCAACGTTCCACAATTATGTTGACTAACAATTAGCTTGAAGCCAAATTGACGCGAAGCCGCAATCGCGGCGCTCATCCATTTGGATTCTTTTCTAACCACGTAATCCATGTTAGCAAAACGTTTCCAAACTTCGTTTACTCCAATCGCGAGCTTATTATTAAAAAAGCTCGGATCAATAAACCCAGCAGACGCGCCAGAAGCCACGACATAAATGTCATACCCACTGTAGATGTCTTTCAGTTCCCCGATTGATTTCATAACGCGTCTGCCTCGTTAGTTAGTTATCCGCCGGCTTATGCCGTTGGGTGGGTCGCGTACTGGAACGCCTCTGCCTGCAGAACCGCACAGCCGAAGCGGTAGGTTGCCAAAATGCCAACCTGCCCGTTGCCAGCATAGAGTTCGTTCAGGCGGCGCACACGCAGTCCGCGATTCAGAACCACGCCCATATAGTTGAAGTTGCCAAATAGCAGTGACTTTGCGCCCGCGCCGACTTTAGCGACATTGCTGTTCAGGACTACAGGATAGCCTTCCAGCGTTGGACCGTCCACAGTACCGCTCAAACGAGCGACACCGGTCGTGAATGTGAACACGCTGGAACTAACCAGCCCTTTCAGATAGAACCAGGTGGCCGGGTTCATAACCCATACCGCCCCGTTATGATAGGGTGATCCGAGTTTCCCCATCAACTCAGGAATTTCGGACGGCCCAATTGCAGCTGCAGCATCAAGGGTCAAACCGGCCGTGCCGCCAACAAACGCGCCTTGCGGTTCAGTTGAACCCGCGCCAGGCAACGAGTAATAGTTTTCGGTGTCAGCTAAAGATCGCCCGATCGCGTTGGTCAAAAATGTTTCCAGATTGCTGTTTTCGTCTTCCAGAATCTCTTCTGAAACCTTGATCAGCTTCTTGAAGTTATAGATCGGAACCGCCACCTGAGCAAACGTCGGCTCTTCTTCAGCAGCAGAAATCGCGCCTTCTTCAGCCACAATTGTAAACTTGCTCAGACTTGCATTTTCTGCTGGGAAGTTATATTTATCGCGATCAGTAGTGACGCGCATCACACCCAGTTTAGTCAGGATCGATTCTTCATCGCGCTTGGCAATGATTGATCCAAACTCATCATCAGGAACGAGGTATCCACCCTCTGTGGTAGTTCCTTCTTGCAGAGCTGTCTTTGCCGCCTTGCGGATGTCGGCGGTATCGCCAGTCCGTACATAATCCCAGAAGGCGTTTTTGTAGCTCTTCTCCCCCAAACTCCCGATCACAGATGGTGCTTTTACGGTTCTTTCTCCACGTTCTATTCCGGGTTCTGCTTTCAATTCATCAAGAATCGACTTGCGGATTTCCGCAGCCAACGCCTTGACATCCACTTCAGGCTTTGGTTCAGCCTTTACTTCTTCGACGATTTTCTCTTCGTCCATGATATTTTCCTCCTCAGGAATTGTTGAAATTGAATTTGATTTTGTTTCAGCTTCAACCGCATCCTCGACCGCATCCACCGCTGATCCCTCAGCCTCTGGGATTGCCTCTGCAAGTGCCGCAGCTTTCGCTTCGATAACGGCGAAATCATTCGCCGGTTTTCGCCATTCGTTCGTGTCAAATAATGCCAGTTCCCCAACCGGCCACACGCTGATCAATCCACCCGTGTCTGTACGTACCAGGTGGCTCACCCCCCCACTCGACGCCCGCAATTCTGTCAGGCTCGCCTTCAACAGGCGTTGCGCTAACGGTTCTTCGATATCCAACGCCGGCTCAAACCAGTGCCCGCGTTCATCCGCGCCAACATAGACTGCCCTGCCAATAAGTGCAGGAATCTTTTGCCTTTCGCCCATTTCGTCAGGGTCAAAGCCATGATAGTAAGTTAGGTTGACTTTATCTCCAGTTTTCAGCCAGATAGCGGTTGCTTCCGTAAACGCTTCGCCGTCCAGATTTCGCGCCCGTTCACCGGCCCGCCGTACGGGACACCCAGCACGCGCCAGCCAGTATCAATATATTCGCCGTCTGCCTTCAAGCGCTTATCGGTCTCAACCTCGCGCTCAACAATCCCATCTGGCACTTGTATTTTGATTCGATAAGTTTCAGACATTCGCCACCTCTTGTTCTAATGCGTTCCTAATTTGACTTTGGACTCCTGGCCCGTAAAGTGCAGCTGCTCTCTCAACCGTCAGCCAACCGCTTGCCGCGTGCTGCATAGTCTGTCCTGAACCCTGCACCAGTTGCGCATAACTTGCGTTGTTCCCCACCACCGCCGTCCAGCCAGTATTGCGCGCCTCAACCGTCCAACGCGATCCTAATTTCTCGCTGCCAGCACCGCCCCGCTTATAAGGCACACTGATGTTTCCATGTTTCAGGTGGTAGAAGAACCCGCGCCTTACCTTGTCGTTAGACTTGATAAGCGGGTTAGACATGGTTGCTTTAGTTGGATAATCGCGCAACTTCCCCTGAATAAAGCGCGCCTGGTTCATAATCACAGCCTTGACGCGTGCCATCTGTTCTAGCTTCGTCAGTTTGGCAACCAACTCTTCAGCCCCTTCAACGCGGATGCTGATTTCCATTAGCCGCCTGCCTTCTTCGGCTCATAACTGACCATGCACCTGCATCTTGGGTGTGCTGGCGGAAAAATGCCGTCTGTTATCGACTTTTTATGGCGCGGTCCGCAATAAGGACAAACTCTCTCATCATTATTCGTCAGCCACACCGGGATTAACTCTATCCCAGTTTCAGCGGTCATTTGTGCAACCGCTGCCCGCTCGCCTTCAACCACCGCCCTGGTAGTTTCCGTTGTCGCAATCAGTTCAGCCCGTCTGGGTGAGTGCCAGCGTTCCAGCCTGCGTGTCAGATCACCAATTGTCCATTGCTCGGTGTAAAAGCGCGGAACGGTAGAATTAACTCCCTCGTAAGTGGTCTGAAACATCTTTTGCAGCAGGTCAGACAAATTCCTGCTTGCCCAATTTGCAGCCGTGTTATTCGCAAGCCCCCAGTCAATCCCAATCCCAATTCCATCGCTCAAGTCCATCGCCGCGTCAATGTACGTGTCTACCAGAATCGGCTCAACGTCCTTCTGAATGTCCCGCCAACCAGTCTGCCAATAAGCAGGCGGCACATTCGCAAGGTTAGGCGGATCTCCCAGGTATCCCAGCAGCTTATCGAGTTCACCGCGCAAGTCTCTGCTTAGCACCCGCGCAAGTTTTCGCTCAATTTCGTAACGGTCAATCACGGATAATTCCTCCATGCAATCACAGCATCAAATACCCGCTTCACGTCCTCAACCGATTTTGCACCTTCCAGTGCCCCACTTATTGCCCCATGAAGCGCAGGCTCAATGACACTTGATTCAAACTCGCGCAATTCCTTGCCGTCCTTGATACGCTTCTCTGCCATCCGCTGCCATTTGCCCAATTCTGCCACTTGCTCGTCAACCGGTTCTGCATCCGGCATATCCTCGCGCACATCCAGTTGCTCTTGATGCGCGTTCAGCATCGCCGCCTGTTCGTCTGTTAATTCGTAGCCAGCCAGTTCAAGCGCAAGCTCAATCGGCATCCCAGCCAGCGTTAGCTTGTTCAGCAAGTCAGCACGATCGCCTTCGTCTTCCTGGAATATGTCCATCTCCTCGAACTTGAATTCCAGCCGTAGCCCATCGCGTTTCAGTAACTGCGTGTTCAAGGCATCCGCGAAAATCCGCGCTCTTGGCTTGATCGTATCCTCGTAAAATGACAGCCGATCTTCCTGCGCAGTTGCATAGTTAGCCGCCTCACTGTCAAGCAAGGTTTGTTTTATGCCAAATGCCATAGCAATGTTATCTTTTGACATCTTATCCAAATCAGGAAACGCGAGGTCTTTCAACGGCGGTGTTAGTGTCGTGGCAGTGATAGACCCTGCCCGCATGCCCATAACCCTGAACGCATTCTTGATCGCGGTTGCTGATTTCTTGAACCAGTTTTGGACCCGCTCAATTTCGTTTTTGTCAGTAGCGTCAATGCCTAACAAAGTAACCGGCATTGCCCCACCCTCGAAGTACATCTCTGGAAATTTGCTTATCGAGTACAGTAGTTTCGCGTCAATTTTAGAAGCAATCCCAGCTCCAACGCCTGGAAGAATATCCTGCGCCGGATCGTACTCAGTGACATAAAGCATCTCATACTTGCCAGCGTTCAGGTCATTCACCCACTTTGCCCCGCCAGTGTTCTGCTTGAAGTTGATCACGCCCTGCTCGTACTTGACCGTCATGTCAAATGGGTTTCGATACTTTACGTCTTTACGATAACCGCTCTTATTGATGACTATTTCGCCAAATGCCGCGCCGGCCAATAAACACGATGCCTCCCAGCGCCATAGCAGGTCGCCTAACTTAGTCGGGTAAGGCCAGTCAACCTCGTTCTCTTCGCCCTTGTAGATCACAATCGGCACGCTCGATAGCGCGTCACACCTAAGCTGCACTGCCCGATAAAACATCGGCACGCGCTTATAGAGCGTAGCAACGGAATCAGGTACGCCGTCACTGGTTAGCAGC